CGCGTTTGGCTTTTGTTATTGCTGTCTTTGTAGTTAACAATAACTTCAGCCGCCATCCACATATATGGCTGTTCTTTTGTTGGCAAGCCGCCGCGCCAGCCGTCAAGCCAGTCAGAAGTGTTATCACTGTTATGAAGCGGCGCCGTATTGTCTGCCGTTGTCTGTGTCTTCAGAGAAAGAGAACTTATTTTTTCTATAGTGTTCGCGTTTAAATAGGTGTTTAACGTTGTCAGCGATGAAACTATCGCGTCTCTAACTTTTCTGCCTTCAACGCTTGAACTTATGACCTTTATAGCGTTATCTAAATTCATTTTTTCACCTCTTTCTAACTGCCTGAAAGCGTCGTTGCCTTAGTGCCGAATGTGTATTTATCTTTTGTAGGATCACACAAATCTAAGTCAATCTTCAGAACTGTCAGCCAGTCATCATAATCATGGTATTCAGAAACGATATGAACTTTCTTTCCTAAAGCGAACGGCGTGATATTCTTCAAATGCGCATTATCATAGGCACTGATTTCAATGTTTCTAGTTTCATCTTTCTGAGCGTATAAGGCTTCTTTACCTAGCCGGTAAAGTTCTGAAGCGTCTGTTACATAGTCCCATGTTAGAACTTTCCATATTCTGCCGTACTTCGCCATGTTCGTATCATTCGCTATTTGCAGTTGATTGTTATTGACTGAAGCTATATTTACTCTATGGCTGTCATCGGCGTCACTGTCTTCAGACTGCTGTTTTCCAAGCGGTACGACTATCGTGTATAAATCATCATATTGATCGGTTTCTGTAAAGTCTAAAAGGTTATCGCCTAAAGTTATTGTTTGATCTGTGTATTTTTCAGGTTCTTCAGTTATAACGATTCGCGTATCTGGATAAGTGCCATATTCACAGGTAATGATCATATTCGGCTTTACTTTTGCCATTGTATCAATTAGAAAATCCCAGCACGAAACATAAGTTTTAGTGATATACGAACCTGAAGCAGTGTTATCAGTAAAATTTATATTCGTATCAAAAGCGCCTATATCTCTGTTATCTCGTTCACTTTCTAAAACGCATTGATCTTCATAAGTGCCTACCGCCAGTTCTACCAATTGAAGCGGCGTTAAATTTGTATGGCTTTGAATAAAAGTGCAGTCATCTAACAAAGATAGAACACCGTCTGAAGTAACGGTTTTCACGTTATGAAAGTCTCTTTCAACCTCCATGATTACAGATTTGAAAATACAATCTGAATCACGATAAACCCAGATAACATCCTTACCGCGCTTCATTTTTGAATAAGCAGGGTTTTCAGGGTAAATCTTAAATTCGAACGTACCGGCGGCATTTACTTCTAACGTTAAAACGGCGTCGGTAATAGGATAAGTGCCAAATCTATCATATGTATCAAAGAACACTGTTTCGTTATTGAGTAATGCGCGGTATCTCATAATCTGCCACGCTTCCATTTAACAGTAACGCTTATTTTACTTGAGCTGTCTTTTGAAGATACGTAGATAGATTTATGTGAATAGGTATCAATAAAAACATCGCTATAGCTATACACATAGGCTCCTGTTGCCGGCGCTGTTACACTTTTCGCTTGACTAATATAAGAAACACCATTCTGATCAAATACTGAAATGCCTACCGATACATCTGAATCACCGTATGAAGTCAATATTATTTTCGGTTGAACCGGCATAAAATTGCCATAAAAATTAATGAATGATTCTGCAGTGTATTGAACTGAAATAACGCCTGTAGCAACCGCTGATAAATATTCAATTGTCTGTTTGAATGGATATACATCGCCGCTAATTTTCAGAGTCATTGAATGATCATTTTGCGTGATACCGTCAAACGACCAACGACCGGTATAGTACCAGTCAGGATCATAATCAAATACACACGAGAGAACACGACCATGAACAAAGCCAGCAACGAAAGATTGAACTGTTGCCCATTCGCTTTGATCTCTAAGGCATGTCAGTTCAATAGAAATCTTTCTGTTCTTATAGACAACGCCGCCTGTTAACGACTGTGATAAGTCTACTTTGCCATGTCTTGCCGGCACGTCTACATAGTAGGTATCTATATCAGGCGGTGAAATGATAGGAAAGCTTTTTAAGTAACAGCCCCAGTTTTCATAACTATGCGCGTATGTACCTTCAACTGTTAAATCATCTTTACTAGTCAGTTCTGCTTTATCTACAAAACGAACGCCTTGTGTAATGTCTACTTCTGTCATTCTGAAGCCCCTCTAGCCTTTCGCGCGGCAATTCTGCCTAGCTTTTTATCTAAATGCGGCGTTAACGCGCCTACCATCGTACCGGTATCAAGAACAACGTTTCTTTCTGCCAAATCAGGCAAGTATTTTTTGAGTGTATCGTGCATATCGCTAAGCGCGTCTTGAATTGTCATGCCGTTGTTTTCAGGCACGCCGCTAGTTTTGCTAGTAAGCGTATGCGAATAGGTCATGTTCTGTGAATAATCACTGTGAAGCGGTATAGATACCGATGAAACAGAATCTTTTGCCGCCTTAACAATGCCGCTGATACTAGATTTCATTTTCGCGTTTGTTTCGCCGGTTTTGCCGCTGATACCTGTGCCGATACCTGCCATAATTTGACCGCCGATTTCATCAGAGAACACACGAGACGGGGACGAAATGCCTAAAAACGATTTCACGCCGTTCAATGCATCAGAAGCCCAAGACTGAAGCGTGCTGCCGATACTAGAACCTAAAGAATTAATACCGTTGATAATGCCGTTAATGATATCGCTGCCAACTTGACCCCAGTCAATATTAGACGCCTGTGTCATTGCGTTATCAAACCATGATTTTAGATTGCTCCAAATACTAGCACCTATAGAGCCGATACCGCTGATAATACTGTTAATAACATGCGTACCAACGTCAAGCCAGTTCGTTGACGTTGCTGAACTCATAGCGCCTTGAAGAATGCCCCAGAGAGCCTGCCAGATACCTGAAGCGATAGAACCGATACCTGAAATAATACTGTTAATAATATGCGCGCCGGTATCTAGCCAGTTTGTTTGACCTGCTGAATCTTTTGTAGTGGTAAAGATCCCTGAAATGATAGACCACAAGGTTGAACCGATTGCCTTAACGCCGTTAATGAGCGTATTAAAAATAGTTTTACCTACATCAACCCAGTTGACTGAGTGAAGCGCCGTGCCTACATCGTTTAATAATGCGGCTACAGAACTGCCTAATGTTGCTACAAACGTTTTAATACCATTGAAAAGCGTGGTCATGATATTTTTGCCGGTTTCTGCCCAATTGACTTTTTTCATATTGCCGGTACAGTCAGACAAAAAAGTAGAAAGCGCGTTCCAAATGTTAGAACCTACTGTTTTAATACCGTTGCCAATATCATTAATAATTTCTTGACCTAAACCGCTCCAACCTTCTGTTTTTACCTTGTCGCTAATGGTGTTAACAATCGTATTGAAGCCGGTTATTACATCGCCAGCCGCGTTCGTAATGCCTTTTACAATCGCTTCAATGATTGCGCCGCCTGCAGTAACTAAGAATTTTGCGGCGTCAGTGATAATTGTCGGTATGGTTTTAATCAGTCCTGTGAAAAAGTCATAAACAGAAGAACTCATTTGATCCATGCCTTCAACTAGATTGTTGCCTGAAATCATATCGGCAACGCCATCTGTTAATTCAGTCAACGACGGCATGAAATTGACCATAATGTTATTTCTAAGACCTGTCAGAGCGGTGTCAATGTTGTCCATAGCGTCCTCGTATTCGGCGCTTGACTTAACACCTTCTTCACTCATTACGCCGCCTAATTGGCTTGCCTTTTCTTTCAGTTCATCAGTTTCTGAAGCAGATTTATTCAGCAAATCACCTAAATCTGTTGCACCTCTACCTAACAATTGTGAAGCCAGATAAGTTCTTTCTGTCGTGTCTGAAACATTCTGAAGTGAACTGATAGTTTTTTCAAAAAGCTGTTCCTGATTCAGATTTTTCAGATCGGTTTGAGTAATGCCTAATTGAGTGAATGCACTGTTGCCGGTTTCTGCCGCTGTTGCCAGTGTCTTCATAGAAGCCTGCATTGAGTCAATACTAGAACCGCTTTGCTTTAAGACATATGACCACGTTTGATATTGCGTTGTTGTCATGCCTAATTTCTGTGAACTTTTTTCTACTTCGTCACCGTATTCGGCTGTTTGATCGGCGGCTTCTTTGAATTCACTGCAAACTTCTTTAATTGCCGCGCCTACACCGGTAGTAGTCATAAATGTTTGCACATCAGACCACGCCGTTTTTGCACTTGCCGCAAAACCTTTCAGACCGCCGCCGGCACTAGTAAAGCTGTTTTGAACATCTGCAACCGCGCTTTTCGCTTTCTGCATGTCATCTTTAGCACTTGATAACTTCTCTTTGAAATCGCTGATTTTGAGTGATAGAGAAGCTTCAAGATCAAAAACATTCATATAAATACTCCCGCCTAATCGCTAAAGAAATCTTTGAAGCGTTCTTTAATGCTTTCGGCTTCTTCTTCAGCCTTGTCTAAATCTTTTTTAGTCGTTTCTATGTCGTCTAAAAACTCTATATAGCTTTGATTTAAATTTAACGCTTCGCCGTAATGGCAAGCAATTGTTGCAGTATTGTTAACCGCCGCTTTCATGGCTTCAGTAACATAAAAGCGATACGCCTGCATACGCCTTTCTGTTTCGGCTTGTGCTTTGACGTATCGCAAAAATGTTTTTATATCGCGCTTACCATGATATGAACCATAGCAAGTCCAAAAAATGCGCGTACTATCTTCTGAACTTGCTATCGAAAAAGGCTTAGAATATCTTCATCATGAATGAGGCTGTTAACCTCTTTCATCAATTCAGTAAATGTCGGCTGATATTCTTCTACAGGCGTGTTATTGAGAATTGCCAGAACCGTTAGAATTTCTTCTTTGAAGTTCTTCAAGATATAAGAGATCAATTCAAGTTCACTAGAATCTGCCGCCAGCCTTTGAACTTCTGAGTCTTGAGCAATAACGCCTAAATACTGAAGAATGTCACCCATCGCGCCTAAAGCGTCGCTTCCTTTGATTTCTGATAATTTCATTTTTTAAATTCTTCTTTCTTTAGTTATCAGCTTGTTGAAGTGCTAGAACCTGTAACCGCTTTAGGTGAAGCGCTATAGAACGTCATTGGAACTGTAGTTTGATCTTTGATACTGAAATGAGCTGTCAATGTGATTGCTAACTTACCTTTTGACTGCCGCGCGGTAGTCAATGACAAACCTGCAGTAGAAAGAGCATTAGAAATTTTGACTGCTACACAGCCGCCGTCAGCGCGGTCACCAACCCACCACAAGTCAGCAAAGTCTTTATCTTGATCTAATGAAGCTCGCGGTTCTACTTCATAACTGTCACCTGTATTAAATGTAGATTTATCAGCACAGCCTAATGCAAACCGCAAATGTTCGCCGGTAGTGCCTACACTAGTGAAAGTCATTTCACATTTCCACGAGTCAAGAATCTTCAATTCTTTCATATTGCTGGGACAGTTATTAATATCAGAACCTAAATCTGTGAAAGTTGGTTCACACACAATTTTGATATCGCCGGTAGTAGCGCAAATAATATCACTTTCAACGAAACTAATACCTTTACTAGCATCAAGAGAAAGTTTTTTCAGTAGCAAACCGGCATTCATTTCAAGACCGTCAAAAGTGTCTTGAGGGATAGCAGTAAAAGTGCCCATGCCTGTATTTCCTTTCTAGTCTTGTGTTAAAAATTCACACTCTAAATTTATGAGTATGCGCCTTACATCGTTTGTTTGATCTGCCATTCTCTGAGCGAACGGCGAACCGCGGTTTATCCACAAATATTCATGATTGTCTAGTTCTAGAAGAACGCCATTAAAGCCGATAAATTTACTAATTTCATCAGCCTTTTTTGAAATATTAAGCCAGCTGCTTTCATTATAGAAAATGCTAGCTGATAAACTGATCATATTGTCTAAACTGCCGGTTGAAACGTTATACGCTATATAAGGCATTTCAGGCGAATTTTTACCTGAGTAAATCGAATTTTCATCATAGGCGTTTATATCAAAGTTTGACCAAAACGCCTGAATCGCTTGCCATTTATCCATTACTAAACAAATTCCATTCTTCGGCACTAACCTGCCGCATATCTAAACTAGCAGAAAGAGGCGTGTTATTTTCATCGCCGTCTGTTGTAACTCTGAAAATCTTGCCGTCTGATTCACGCCTGAAAACGTCATAATACTGAAGATTCATAGCGCGGTTAGTGGTAACGGTATATAGATTTGTCACGCCTTGTTTTTCTGCTATTTTGGCTACTGTACCGCTTGAATATGTGATAGCGGCTTTAAAACTTGCGCCGTCTGTCCATTCAACGGTGTAGCCGCCGTAACCGTCAGCGGCGGTTTTTTTGTCTAGTATTGTGCAATCTGTCATTGCTTCACTTAACAGGCTCATGCACGAATCTTTCTAAAGGCATTCAATTCACGCTTGAATTGTGATTGCCATGATAAAGGCTCTGAATTTGCGCCTGTGGCTCTCGTGTACGAGTAGCCGCCAAAACTTTCAGAGGTGTACGGGCTTTCAGTAACGGCGCTGTTCTTTTCGTCCCAGTCTTTGATACGTTCAAACAGATCAAAGGCGGCTTTTGGTATTGCCATTAACCAAACTGCCCCTTCAAAGATTTCATCAGTTAGAGCCGCGTTAGGTGCCTGATAAATACCATCATTGAAAACAGAACCGATTATTCTGAAGTATTGCCCATCCTGTGTTAGATCATAAATAACTGTGTCACGCTTTACCGGTACTGCCGAAAAATCTTCTTTACAGTAAATTTTGTTATCTTCGATACTGAAAACGCCAAAAATTCGGCTAACGTCAAACCAGTTATTTAATTCATAGCAGAATTGAGCCAGCTCCATAATTAAGCTCCGATAGTGCCGATAACTACACCGTCAATTCTTTCGGCGAACAGTGCCATACCATTGAGAACGGTGTCTTCACATGTTGCAGTCTTGTAATCTGCTTCTTCGTGAATGCCAATATAACCGGTTTCATCAGCAGTGAAAGCAAATGCGTTATTCAAATCAGCGCCGTTAGCCGGTACATAATACAGAACAATATTTTCGCTTGCTGTGCCGTAAACTTTGCCTTTAGGTACAGAACTGTTAAGGATAACAGTACCAAGACCTAAAAAGTTTTCAATGTAGGTCATACCGAAAGCAGTCTGTGTAGAAATGTTAGCGCCTGCCAGATAATCAGCACAATCAAGCGGGTTAACAAAATAAACGGCTTCGGCATCGTCGTTTTCAAAAAGAACCTGCAGTTTGCCCCATGTCTGTGCTAAAGCGCCTTGCAAGCCTGTGCCGGTAGCTGTGCCTGTGCCGGTAGCAAGAAAATCAAAGAAATCACTTCTGATTTTCTTCTGTACATCTTTTAAAAGCTGATCGGTTGTCATGCCAACAGCCTGATCAAAGCCGCGTTCAATGATTGCTTCGGCACTAGTAGCCATACGCCATTTGTTAAGAGTCAGTTCTTTATAGCTAATGGCTTCAACCTCATATTTAGAAAGCGGGATTGTCTCGCCTTCGCCTACTGCACCGTCTTCCAACGTGCCTTTTGCCTTGTAAGTTTTGAGAACGCCGCCGGCGGTTTTCGTTACTTTACGAGTAACACCGAGCGCTTCAATCAATTTATCAATTGAATCTGAAAAGCGTTCTACAAAGTCTACTTCACGAACACGTGCAAGATCATTTTGAGTGATCAAATTATTAACAGCCATTGTTTTATACCTCTAAATATTTTCTATTCTCTTTTCAAACCGAATAATTCAGCATTTTCGGCAATTGCCTGCCGGCGTTTCGTGCCGTCTTTAATGCTCATAATTTCCTTTTTGGTCATTGTTGACGCATTGCCGCGCGTTGGCGGGTTCGGCGTGTTAGCGCCGTTTTGCTGTGCATTCACGATAAAATCAGACCATTCTTTCTGAATAGACTTCGTCAATTCATCAGCGTCTTTTGCCTTGCCGTCTTTATCAAGCTGAAAATCTTTCAGATCGGTAACTTTCAGAATAGATTTGATTCTCTTTTCTGTTACACCTGCATCTTTTAACAACTGTGTATAGACTTCTTCTTTCTGTCTGCTCATTGCCGCCTGTTCTTGAGCGGTTTTATAGTTGTCGTATTCGTCTTTCAGCTTGTTATATTTCGCCTGTAATTCGGTTTCATCCTGTGCCTTGAGGTCATTCAATTCCTTCTGAACTTTTTCAAGTTTTTTAGCATCGGTTTGCGCGGCATCTCTTTCAGATTTCATTTGATCGCGTTCGCTTTTTAACGCTTCAACCGTGTCTGAATGTGCCTGAATGATTTCGTCAATCTTTTCGCCGTCGATACCTAAAGCAGATAAAAATTTTCTAGTGAGTGCCATAAATTTCCCCTTTTCTTCGGTTGTACTTATTGAAATTTATTAATCAAATCATAGCATAAAAAAACAGATACAAAAGTTAGTAGACTTTCATATCTGTTATGTAATCTTTAGCCTTTCAGATACTGTTTCAAAATTTCAGGATATTTTGCCTGTTCGCGTTGGCACGCGGTTCTCAAATAATGCTGTGGCTGCATACCTTCAGTTCTGTGCCATTCGCCTTTATAGTCTTTATAAACCCACGGTATGGTACGACCGCCGGCGTAATAGATACCTGTGCCTTCTTCTACATAAACCGCATATTCAACATTAGAACCTACATGAACAACACATTTATCATTATCGAAAGCATCTTGAACATAAAAGGTTAAACTGTTCTTCAACCTGCCGGTTGACAGTTTCACGTATTCGCTTGAATGAATTAACGATTTTGCCATATCAGAAACATTTGAACCGATGACTGTTAGAGCCTGATTCACCTGTTTTTTAGTGGCGTTCATAATTAGTTCACTATTGTCTGTGAATGTTAAATCATCAGCCATTTTGAAGCCTCTGAAACGTTATTTTTTTTCGTTTCTGTTTGTCTGTCTGCATACTGTGAATTCATCGCTTTTACAAAGGCGTCAAATTCTTCTTGAATCTCTTTAGGCGCGCCTTTTTTCAAGTGCCAGTTGCATGGCTCATTCACAAAATACTTGCTTTTAAAAAATTTCGGTTCTTCTTGTATCATTCTGTTGGCTCATTTCTAGAAATCTTTTTCCAATAGTCAGTATACTTATTAATTTTGTCAGCATAGTCTTTCATATCTTGCTTTACTATTTCTGTGGCTTTTGCCGCCGTCGGACGCGGGTTCGGGTTTGTCAAACCTTCAGTTAATGCTTCTGCCATCCATTCGGCTGGGCTGTAAGTTGCATAGCCTGAAACATTGTTCATAGTACTGTAGCGGCTTGAACCTAAAGCGTTCTGAACTTCTCTTAACAGTTTAGTGTTATATTCGTTGCTTGCATCTCTTTCGTTATTTTCATCAACCATTGAAGAATCACGAACACCGGCTTGTGAAAATGCGTTATCTAGTGCATGTGCCAGTTCATGAATAACCACGCCTTCAGGCGAAAAACCTTCAGGGTGAAAACTGCCGGCATTATAGGTAGCATCTGCCAGTTTATCATAATTGCCAAAATAATCAGGATTCAAACTAACGCTTGCAATGCCTCTTTTCGGTACTCTTGTTTCTGCCATTGCTAAACCTGTTACATCATTATGAGTTCTCGGAATTGTATAAAGTTCTTTTAACTCAGGGAAATTATTAAAGAAAATATCTGAAGCGCGTGCTATAGATTTTGCACTTTCAAGGTCTGTATCACGCATATAATTAGGCATTTTATCGCTAATCATATTTATTTCTTTATAAAGCTGTGTTAATTCAGGATCATTCTTATCAAGAATTCTTTGAGGTACAGGGTGCAAACGCGTTATATCATAATTGCCTGAATTTTCTAGATATTTATTGACGTCGTCTAGACTTTGCAAACTGTCATAATCAAAATCATCGTTATCTTCTTCATCAGGTTCTTCAGGTTCTGTTGATTCTTCATCATAGTTATGACCGGCTTTCCATTCGTCATAAGTCATATCACCTATGTTTGAAGCACGCATATCTAAATCACTGAAATCAACTGAACTAGTGCCGTCAATCTCTGAAACCATGGTACACCTGCAGTTATATACCTCAGACGGGTCGCCGGTCGGGTCTGCAGGATATTGAAGCCCGTTAGAAAATGCATCGTCTAGTTCTTGCGTTTCACCGTCTAAATCTCTATGAGAATCGCGCGTTCTGTCGTCTAGAGTAGCCATCCACTGTTTTTTAACATTTAAGCCTAAATCCTGCATACGGCGCATAGAATCAAGCGTGCCGCCGTTTTCTGCCGATGTTGTAGCCGTTCGCGCGCTTCTGATTGCGCCGTTTTTAGACATGCCGAAAACATTAGAAAGTGAATCAGCTATATCACCGTTGCTAGTGCCTGCCAGAATGCCGCTAGTAATAGTACTGTTAAACCGCTGTTTGTTCCACTTATAGTCTTTTTCTGTGTTAACCGTCGGTTTAGGCAAAAGGTTAGGATTGTCTTTCACAAGCCTTTCAACCGTGTCGTGATTGTACATAGTAAAGTTAGTATCAATCTGAGCGCTTTTTTCTAACGCGTATGTCTGATAGTTGTAGTTATTCGCGTATACATCGCTCATATGATCACCAACCATATTCATAGCAATTTGGTTTGTGTTGGTTAAATCGGTTGAAAGCGTATCACACATTTGTTCCCAGCGTTCGCCGCGCGCCATTGCGTTTAGTTTCCATGAGTTGAAATCACTTTGTGATAGATCACCGCTGTCAACCTTTGCTTGCATTTCGTTTTCGATATATGAATATGTGTCTAGATAATCTGAAAGCTTGTTCTGTGCTGTCTGCAAGCCATTTTTATAGGTTGCAGTCAGCTTTTTTTCTAGCTTCGTCAGTGCCGCGTCTGTTTCCTGCCGTGCCTGTGAAGCCATTATTGAACGCCGCTTTCTTCAGTCTGTGCCGGTTCATTATTCTGCTGTGAAGATCCGTTAGTTGAAGATCCGTTTTCTTGTGAAGATCCGTTCATGAAGCGGCTCATTTCTTCAGAACTCATTTTTCTGAGCATTTCATCAGCCTGATCACCATCACCTAAATAGCCTAAAATTTTTGTTGTAATGTAATCGGTATCTAAGTAAGTTGCCGCGCTGATAATGGTTTGAATGCTCTCTTGTGTATTAATCAGAACGCTTCTATTGAAAACCGCCTTGTCTTCAATACCTGCAATCTTCAGAAGACTTTGAAGAAAGTCATGAACCTGATATTCAAAATCATCACACTTTGAATTTAATAATTCATAGGCTGCTTTTATTTGCGTTGCAGTTACTGCACCGCTTGCCACCGATTCAGGATTAAACGCCATCGCGTCTTTATACAAATCTTTTTCAATTCGATTTAACAAGGCTTCACGGCTGTTAAACGGCACTTCAATAGTATGACTTTCAGCCTGTGCGCCGTCGTCCGAAACAACCGCCGCTTTTACGGTTCGCATTCTTTGAACAAATTCAGCTAAATCAATTTCATCCATGCCGCCGGCGTTTTGAATAGTCCAATAGATTTGGCTGGCATCGTCTATATCATCGGCAAAGCCGCTTTTAACGAGGTCATAACAATCAATCTGTTCTTGCAAGCCGGTCAACTCTGATTGTTTATAGCCGTTAGCGAATAGCGGCACGATAGGAAAACCGTCATAATTCAAGCCGTCGTAAATGAATACGCCGTCTGCCGCTGTGCTCTTTGTAACTGTTATATAAGGTCTTTTCTCTTTCAGAATAGTGCCGTCTGAGCCGTCCCACAAATAGTCGGTTATACCGTCAACTTCGTAAAGAGTAGCGCGCAACGGCTTATTGTCATCTACCTGCCAGAAACGAATACCTGCCATTAACGCGCCGTTTTCTTCGTGGTAAAGCGGCACAAATTCTAGCAGTGAAAAAGTTTCTAAGTGATCATAGTTGAAGAAACCGAAAGCAGTACCGCCGATTAAAGCCAGCTTTGCAAGCTCTTGAAGCCGAATATCAAAATCAGCGCCTAATTTATCAGCCGTGGTTTTTTGCTGCCACTGAGCGCCTTTACCAAGCAAATATTGAACTTCTTGCAGTATGAACCTATGAAAGAAGCCTGAACCGATTTTATAGTTTGCACTGTAGTTATCAGGCACGGCACGACCGGTAATAGTGTAAAGAAGCTTTTGATACTCTCTAATTGTCGTGTTCTCTCTCTTGTCATATTGCGTTGCTTTATAGGCGGTTTTATACATTTTTGAGCCTTTGAAAGAATTAATTGCACTTCGTACAAACTGCATTCTTAACGCCTCATTATCGCCTATTGCTACTAAATCGTTATAAGTAACCATTTTCTAACCTCTCTCTATTCAACTGTTCATAAACGTTCGTGTACTTGTCAGAAACTTTTCTGTTCTTCATTACACGCATGGTTCTAACAAAGTAGCGTATAGAGTCCATGCAATGATCATTTTCTTTTACAGGTTTGTCATTTTCTTTTTCGTCCCAAACATAGCCTTCTGCTTCTGTTCTGAACTCTTGAATAGTCGGCTCTATTTTGATTCTGCCGCTGTACATCGCCGTGGCTGTCTCTCTGATACCGTTTTGAACGTCGTTGTCTGCTTTCAGAACTTTTAAATGCTTTCGCTTTCTCAATTCGGCAATAAATGACGCCGCGGACGGGTCAACTATTACTTTTATGCGCTTCTGAATCATTTGCGTTTCGTTCTCTTTTTGCGCGCGTGTTTCAACAATGTCTTCTAGTAAAAGGTCTATATCTTTGCCGTATTCTTCATCAGTCTTTTGAACGCCTGTGGTTCTGCCAGAATAGTAATATGAATTTTCGGCATACCATACGCCTTCATGTAATGACCACACGAGCGCCGCAAACGCGTTTTGTGTGCCGTAGTCGATAGATACGGCATATTCTTCAGCCGGTGTATCAGGCGTTATTGCTATCGCGCTTTCGTACATAGGATAAATCAAGCCTTCAGCCTTGCACCATTCGCCTAAAATGTAACGCTTATAGAACACGCCTGAAAACTGTGTTTTATAACGCTGTTTAATGTTTTCTGTAAGGCTCAAATTGTCATCTAGAAGAAAATGCAAGTATAGAAACCTTTTGTTTTCAGCGTGGTCAATGATTTCTTTCTTGAACCAATGTGACGGATATGAAGGGTTACAGTTGAACCACATTTTCGAACCTGCCACACTGCAACGCGCCATTCCTTGAGTAACGAAAGATTTTGGCATTAGTGCCACTTCATCGAACAGAATGCCGGCTAGTGTCATACCTTG